GCCGCCCTTCGTGATATGCTCGGCCAGGAGCGTGAGGTTCCGGGCCACATAGCCGTCCAGGTCGTAACGGTAGGAGAGCTCCCGGGCGACCTCTCCGTAGTTCTGCGGGAGCCCCAGGCGTTGCATGAAAAGGACGACGTTCCGGAGGTTGATCGGCGAGATCTCGGCGCATCCGTAGGCGCTCTGCTGATTGGCCTCGACGTTGGTCGGCGAGAGCGGCTTGTTCGAGTCCGGCGGCTCGATCGTCCACTCGCCGTTGTTGGTCCCGACGATCAGGTGCGTTACGGGCGCAATCCAGGTGATCGCATTGACCTTCTCGGAGGAGAGCGTGTAGGAGAAACCGCTATCGGCGTCGGTCCCCGGCGAAAAGTCCTCGTAGGATCCCACGGTCGACCGCCAGAGGGTTTGAGGATAGTCGAGCGTGTTGGCGAGCCACATACATTCCTTGTGCAGGGCGATTGCCGAGGGGTAGCCGCGCTTGGCCGAGAAGGCGCCCTCGGAGAAATAGGGTGTCAAGACGTAGTCGCGGAGCTCGCTCTCGATGGAAACCGTGACCTGGGTCGAGCTCGTGTAGCCTATAACCTTGACCCATCCCTCGGTGTTCGGCCCGACGGTCGAGTCGTTGGCCGTGAACGGGTGACGGATCCGCCAATGGCTCCCGACATGGCCGGCCTCGAAAAGGGCGCTGGTCGAGTACATAGTGACGGAGGAACCCTTTCGAGCCGAAAACCAAACGGCGATGCCTTCGACCTCGTAGAGCGAAACCTCGTCGATGTACCAGGTCCCCGAGGCAAGGCCGCCCGGAGAAACGAACCGGACGAAGGCCCCGCTTCCCCCCGCAGGTTCCTTGTAAAAAACCGTGTACTCTTTCCACTCGTTGTTCGGCACGGCCCGGTGGGTGATGATCCCCGCATAGTCCGTGTTGGCCCCGTTGCGGATCTCGACCTGGACCTGGCCGGCCGCCGTATAGACCTTATAGGTCAGCCGATAGAGCTTCCCTGTAACCGTCGTGAAATTTGCGCCCTGGATCCCCTCGCCGGGATCAGTGACGACGAATTTCCTGGAGTAGCCGCCCTCGCTGTATTTTTCGGAGCTCCGGACATTGGTCGTCGGCGTCCCGTAGCTCGACCAATTTGAATCCGCCTCCATCGAGCCGTTGACGATCAGGTCGTTGCCTGTGATGTTCCAGGATTGCTCGTCGAGATAGGGGCCGTTGTTAAAATCGACCAGGGAGAGCGTCCAGGAGGTATGGCCCGTGCGCGTGAGCTTCCGCGGGACATAGAGCGGGTGGACGATATACATCGTGTCCGCGTCCTGGGCGAATTTAAGGCCCTCAAGATCCGCCTCGAGGTACGGGCTCGCGATCTCGTATGGCGATCCTCCGGATTCGATCTGGCCCTGGTCCTTGTAAAAGCGGATATACTGTTCGCCAAACTCGAGAATGTAGGCCTGGGTAATCGAAAACTCGAAGGGAATCAGCCGGACGACCTTCGAGGAGTCCTTGACCTCGGCGACGAAGTAGGATCCGGGGCGGCGCCGGGCCGGCCCGTGGACCAGGGGGATGAAGTTCTCCATCTTCCGGCAGCCGGCGACGTACTTCTCGACGTCGACGCGGCCGTAGAGTTGCGGAGAGAGCTCGCCGGCGTTGAAACTCGTGATGATCGGAGAAACCCGCGCCATGCCTACAACCTCGCGTTAAGCCAGGAATCGACCTCGATCTCGTCCGGGGTCCCTTCCTGGGCGTCGATGCAGCCGGCCTCGAGCTTCTTTTGCTCGTAGACCTTGAGCATGAGCTCGGCCAGGCTCCGGTTATTCGAGAGCGCGTAGGCGAGCTCGGCCGCCAGACGCGCCGCGACGGCGTCCACCAGGAGCGGATCCATCTCGCCGGCGCCGATCCGCTTGATGTAGAGGATGTTCGCGGAGCTCTCGTTTGTCAGGAGCTTCCGGCCTTCGACCTTGAATTTCAGATCCAGGCGCTCGAGTTGAAGGACCCGGAGGCAATCATTCGGGAGAGGGTACTGACAGGAATAACCCCAGGCCGGCGTCGAGGAGTCCTGGGCGAGCGTCGCCCGGGCCATTGCGCAATTCCAATTGTAGGCCCGGAGCGTTGCGTCCACGGCCTGTTGATAGTAGACCTTGCACTTCCGGGCGGCCTCGTTCGCTTCGTCGATGTTGACAATCGTCTTGTGTCCGATCGCGGTAAGCGCGAGGTTGCAGATATCGACCTGGCTCGCCATTGATCCCCTCCTCTGAGGTCCAGGATCCGAGGAGGAGGGGCGCGAGGCCCCTCCCCTCTTTCGCTGTTAAAGTTCCCAGGTCTGAGGCCGCTTAGTTGGAAACGGCCTTGAAGATGACGAGTTGCACCTTGCCGGTCGCGGCGGCGACGCCGGTCTTGAGGACCAGGGGCGTGTCGGCCGTGGCCTTGTAGCCCACGCCGTCCGTCTTGCCCTTGAAGGCCTCGACCGCCGAAGTGCAGACGGTGGCCGCGATAAAGCGGTCGTCGTCGACGGAGTCGCCAAGCTGCACGGTGACGCCGGAGCCCAGGGCGGCCGCGACAAGAAGGTCGCCGAGGCCAACGCCCGGCAGGAGCGAGGGCTCGCCGAGGCCTCGAGGATCGAGGCGGCCCACGAAAAGCTCAAGGGGGATATCGCGGTCCAGGAGCACGAGAAAAAGAGCCGCGCCCTCCTGGGGGAATTCGCGGCCAAGACGGCCGCCCGGGGCGTCGCCATGACGGGCTCGCCGCTCGAGTACCTGGCCTCGACGGCCGAGGATCTCGCTTTCGAACGGCAGACGATCGGCTACGGCGCCGAGATGGAGGCCTGGCGCAAAAAGACCCAGGGGACGATCCACTTGAACCGGGCGAAGCTCATGGACTCCGAGGCCTCGGCCATGCGGTCGGCCGGCAAAGAGGCCGTGGTTTCCGGATGGCTCAAGGGCATGGGGACGATGGGACTGGCGAGCTATAACGTCTACGGCAAGCCGACGCCGAACGCCGGCGCGGCCGGGACCGGCGGCGGGATGGATACATCGAAAGGGGCGTCGGCGGGGATCACCGCTTCTAGGGGGCGCCAATGAGCTTCGACTTAGTGCAATCGACAACGAGGAGATCCCGGGAGCTCGAGAACGTCGCGCGCGACGTCTATCAAACCGCCATGTACGGGCTCGAACAACGCCGCGACGCCGAGCGCGTGAGCGAGGGGATCCGGGCCAAGATCGAATTCGGCGAGGCCTACGGCCAGGCGGTCGAGCGAATGAAAACCGCGTCCCTGGACGATCTCCGCTCGACCAATTACCTCGAGGACGTCGAGGGGCAGATCCGCGAGCGGATCGGCAATGTCCGGGATCCCGAGCTCCGGGGCATGATGATCCGCGAGGCCGGCGTCGCGAAGGGCCACGCGGTCGAGCAGCACCGGGCGATCTACTTCCAGAAGAACCTCGAGGACCAACAGGCAACGAGCTTGAAGAACACGCAGAGGCTCGTTTCCCGGGCGATCTCCGCGGCCCCGACGGCCCAGGCCCCGAGCCAGGCCGACGCCTGGAAACAGGTCGAGGACGAGCATATCCGGACGCTCGCGGTCTTGCGCATGACCGGCGTCTGGACGGCCGAGCAAGAATACGCCCTCGCCAAGCGGTTCTATCGCGAAACGGGCGAGGCCCTGATCGCCCAGGATCCCAAGAAGGCCGAGGCCTTCATCAACCAATTCAAGGACGAGATCGAGGGCGACGACTACCGCAAAATGAAGGCCCTCCTGGATCAGAAGCTCAAGGAGAAAAAGTCTTTCGACGCCTACGCGGCCCTTCACAAGGAATTCGAGGGCGACCCGCAAAAAATGAGGGCCGCTCTCCTGGATCCGGATCGCGCCCGGGCGCTCGAGCTCGACCCGTCGGAGATCCGGGAAGCCGAGAACCTGATCTCCGACCTGGAGAAAACCAGGGCGGCCGTCTTTGAAAAGACCGAGGCCGGCTACGTTTCGATGGCCGCCGCCGGCAAGCTCAAAAAGAGCGCGATCATCGCCGACGTCAACGCCGGCCGGATCTCTCCGGTCAAGGGGCAACATTGGATCGACAAGCTCGAGAAGGACCGGGACGAGAAAACCGATTGGATGGCCTTCGTCAAGCTCGAGGACAAGATCCTCCGCGGCGGCGCCACGGTCGACGATATCACGAAGGCCTCCGGGATCGGATGGAAGGACCGCGCGCGGCTCATGTCAACGCTCTACACACGCTCCCGCGAGGTCAACCGCGAGAGCGAGAAGGCCGCGAAGGACTACATCAAGAGCCAACTCGTGAGCACCGGGCCGCTCGGGAACCCGCTTCCGGCCGAGTGGGAGCGCGTCTACCTGGCCTATCAGGCCCTCGACAACTACTCCGACGAGGCCCGGAAGGCCGGCAAGCCCTGGAGCCTCGATCAGTACATGGACTATGCGAAGAAGCTCGCGAACCACTACCGGCCGACGATCCAGAGCAAGGTCCAGGATCAAATGACGGCCCTCCAGGGCGGGGCGCAGAGCCCGGGGACCCAGGGGACGCCGGCGGCCGCCCAGGCGGCGCCGAAAGGGCCGGCGAAGCGCAAGCCGGGCGAATTGATCGACGATTTCTTGAAGCGGACCCAGGGGGGCCAATGAACGCCGCGCAGCTAAAAGAAGCCGGTTTCAGCGACGACGAGATCCGCTCCTGGCTCTCGAGTAAGCACGCCGAGCTCAAGGCGGCCGGGTTCAACGACGCCGAGATCGAGGCCAAGTACGGGCCGACGCCGGCCTCGCCGCCGGAGCCGCCGGCCTTCGATCTCGAAAAGCACTTCCGGGATCCGGACCAGGCGCCGCCGGAATTCGCCGGCCTGGACGCCGGCGACGTCCTGATCGGATCTCCTGGCGGGGCCTCGCGGAACCAGGACGACCTCGTCCTCTCCGAGGTCCTCCACGACAACTTTGTGAAGCCCTGGCTCGCCGTCGGGTACACGGGCGCCGCGGCCCTCAACCGGGGGATCGCCCACTTCGCGAACAATCTGGATTCGATCGCCGAATACATCGAGGCGAAAACGGGCCTGGAGCGCGGCGGGGTTTTCGCCGAGGCCGCGAAGGTCTACGACGCAAACCGCGAGTTTTGGCAGAAACGGGCCGACGCGGTCGGCGTGACGTTTCTCCAGGAGCTCGTCGGCGAGGCCGTGGGCGGGGCCGTCCCGGGGATCGTGGAGTTTATGCTCAACATTCCCTACGCCGCCGCCCTGGGGGCCGCGAAGGGACACAAGCAGGGCGGGGGGCTCGAGAACGAGATCGGCCAGGCGATCACCGAGGCGGCCAAGCGCGGGATCCTGGGGAAGGTCTTTCACGCGATCGCGCCCTTGAAGCGTTACCTCCAGGCCCCGGTCATGGCCGGCACGTTCGGCGCCCAAGCCGCTTTCGAGGGCGGCGACGCCCGGGAGATCGCGAAGGGCGTCGGGACCGGCCTGATCTACTCGGCCGCGAGCCCCGGGGGCCGCTACGGGCTCAACGAGATCCGGGATCTCAACCGGAAGAACCTCTCGGAGGCCGCCAGGTACAACCAGGCGATCAACAAATGGATCGCCGCGGATCTAAACCGGCGCCTGGGGGATGAATCCATTTACCGGCCGGAGGAGATCCAGGCCTTCAAGGACGCCCTCCGGGCCTTCGACGAAATTCGCCAGGGGGGCCTCGAGGAATTAACCGGCGGTGAAGGGCCGGGGGTAAGTAAAAAAACGCCTCCTGGGGCCGAGGAACGCGCCGGAGAGGGAAAAATAGAGGGGGAAGCGGGGGGAGAAAAGCCTCCGGAGCTCATCGAACCGAAGGCGCCGCCCGAGGTCGGGACCGAGCCCAGGATCGAGGCGTCGGCCCCGGAGGCCCTGGGGGCCGTCCTGGACCCGGGGAAATTCCCGGTTCACCGGATCAAGGTCGCGGAGATCGGGACCAACGTCGAGAAGATGCAATTCAAGCTCGACGTCGACGCCCAGGGGGTCCAGAAGGAGCTCCAGGGGGAATGGAACGAGCTCGCGGCCGGCAATCTCCTGTTGTGGCAGAACCGGAAGGGCGAGCTCATCGTCGCCAACGGCCACCACCGGCTCGCCCTGGCCCGTAAGCTCCGGGTCGAGGAGGTCCACGCGCAGATTCTCCGCGAGGCCGACGGGTTCACGATGGAGGACGCCCGTCGCCTGGCGGCCGAGGCGAACATCCTGGAAGGAAAGGGGACGATTTACGATCATGCCGAGTATTTCAGACTTAACGCCGAATATACCGCAGAGCTCGCAAAGGCCCGAGGCCTCGCCGGACAAGGTTTCGCGATTGGCCGCCTTGCCACGGATCGGACTTATGACCTATTCCGGAATCGCAAGATCGGCGCAGAGGCCGCCGAAGCAATCTCTCGAGGCGCCCCAGGGGATGAAATCCTCCAGGCCGCAGGAGCCCGATTCGCAGTAGAGAAGCCGAAGGCCGACGCCTACGAGATCACCTCGATGATGCAAGCCCTCTCCCTGGAGAGCCGGCCGAGCTCCGAGCAAGCCGATCTGTTCGGTTTCGACGACTCGGCGATCCGCCAGGCCGAGGCCCAGGCGAAGATCGTCGCCGGCGAGATCCGGGGCCTCCGGGATCAGATCAACGCGGTCCGCGGCGCCGCCAAGCGGCCCGAGGTCGCCAAGAAGCTCGGCGTCGACGTCAAGGATCCCGAGGCGATCCGGGCGAAGGTCCAGGAGCTCCAGGCGGAGGTCGAGGCCTGGCAATCCTGGTACACAAATCCGCGGCTTGTGACGAAGGTCCGCGAAAAGAGCGGCTACGTCCCGGAAACCGTCGATTCCGGGAAGGTCCGGCAACCCGCAAAGACCCTCGACGATCTCTATCTCCTGGCCGAGAAGGCCTACCCGGAGCTCATGGAGGCCTCGCACCACCTGGCCGACAAGTACGGCGGAAGCGTCCACGAGCGCCCGGTCACGGACAAGCACGGCCGCCAGATCGCCTACGTCCCGGTCGAGGGCGTCAAGCTCAAATCGAAGGAGAGCGCGGCCCGGAAGCTCGCCTCGGAAAAGGGCGGGACCGTCGAGCAAATGACGGATATCGCCGGGACCTCCGTCGTGTTCGAGGACTACGCGACCATGCTCCGCGCCCTGGGCGAGCTCACGCGCCTGTATCGCGGAAAGCTATGGTTTCGTAACACCTTCGAGAAGCGGCTCGATTCGGGCTACGGGGATATCAACTGCCGGATCCAGACGGAAAACGGCGCCTGGATGGAGCTCCAGATCCACAAGCGGAGCCTGTTCGAGGCAAAGGAGGATCTCGGTCATCCGGCCTATGAAATCACGCGGGAACTCTACGAGGCCTTCAAAAAGGGAAATAAGGAATTGGGGGCGACGATTGATGAGATAAACGAGGCGACCAGGAAATACTATTCGGAGGCGGAGAGCAAGGACTCTGCTTCTTCCCTGGAAACCTCCGGCATATTGAGCCACACCTTGAGGGAGGTATGCGAATCCTCGATCGGGACCAACTTCTTGAAGGACTCTACCCGGAACGCCGTCATGGAGGTCTTGTCCCAGGCGAAAACGCCGCCCGTGGAATTGGTCCTAAACGAGAGATTGTCCGGGAGTTTGCCAGGCATCGGAGGATCTCCTTCCATCGAAAATATGCCGGAGGTGAATATCGTTGTCAAGGACAAATTAACCGTAGGTGAAGCCCTGGGCGAGATCAAGACCGAGAAAATCCCGGGCGAAACGGTCGAACAGGCCGTGATCCCTGGGGCCGGGGCCGCGGAAACGTTCGGGCTCACGGGCTCGCCGGGCGAGATCGGTACCTTGAGGACGCCGGCGCCCGGCCAGGGGACGCTCCTCATGAGCCCCGAGGCCGGCTTCCGCCGGACGCCGGAGAAGGGCGGCGAGGCTGAGAAGCCCATGAGCCGGAGCGAGATCCGGCAATTCCTCGAGGAAAAGCTGAATATCCCAATCCGGACGGGCCGCTTCATAGGAAAGGCCCTGGGGATCTTCAAGCCGCGCTCCGAGGTCGTGCGCACGAAGTACGCGAACGACATCGAGGTCATCGCCCACGAGGTCGGCCACGCCCTCCATAAATTCCTCTGGCCGGAAACCCTCACGAAGAAGGGCCTCTCGGCCCAACCGTTCCAGGCCTTCGCGCACGAGCTCGACAAGATCGCCACGGTCCCCAGGAAGGGCCAGAGCAACACGGCCGAGGGATGGGCGGAATTCGTACGGCTCTACGTTACCGACGTCGCCCAGGCGCAACGCCGCGCCCCGGACTTCTTCAACTTCTTCGAGGCCCAACTCGAGCTCAAGGCGCCCGAGGTCCGCGAGATCCTCCTGGAGGCCCGGGCGAAGTATCAGAAATTCATGCAACAGCCTCCGCTCCAGAGGATCCTCTCGCAGATCTCGATCGGCAAGAGCGACAAGGCCCCGCGCAACTTCGACGAGCTCTATACGATGGCCCTGGACGACCTGCACCCGCTCGAGCTCGCCGTGAAGGAGATGGCCCAGGGCCAGAGGCTCCCGGCCTCGAAAGATCCCTACAAGCTCGCCCGGCTCCTCCGGGGATGGCACGGCAAGGCCGAGGCCTTCCTCAAGCACACGCCGTTCTCTTTCGGCGACTACAAGGACATTCCCGGCGCCAAGAGCTTGAAGCAGATCCTCGAGCCGGTCCGGGACAACCTGGACGAATTCCGGGCCTACGTCGTCGCGAAGCGCGCCCTCGAGCTAGCCGAGCGCAAGGTCGAAACGGGGATCTATCGGAGCGACGCCGAGGCGATCGTCAACCTGTACGAGGGCCGCTTCCGGGAAACACACCGCGAGCTCCTCGAATTCCAGGATCTCACCTTGAAGTACCTCCTGGACGCCGGCCTTCTGACGCCCGAGGCCTTCGCGAAAATGAAGATCATGAACCGGGACTATGTTCCCTTTTACCGGGTCATGGAGAACACGAAAGGGCAGGGGACCGGCGTCGGCCTCGAGGGCCGCAACCCGGTCAAGAAGATCCGCGGATCCTGGCGCGATATCGTGGACCCGCTCGAGAGCATCATCAAAAACACGTTCACCTATATCAACCTGGCCGAGAAGAACGCCGTCGGCCGCGCCCTGGTCGACCTCGAGCGATCCGGCGAGGGCCTGGGGAAATTTGTCGAGAAGATCCCGACGCCGATGAAAAAGACGACGGTCACGCCCGAGGAGATGGCCCGTTACATGGAGAACCTTGCCGAGAGCCTCGGCTTCGAGGCGAAGGAGCTCCCGGCGGATATGTTCGACGCCCTGGAGATCTTCCGGCCGTCGGCCTTCGTTCCCAAAGACAACGTGATCCAGGTATGGGAGAAGGGCAAGCGGGGCCTCTACCAGGTCGACCCGGAGATCGGCCGCGTGTTCAAGGCCCTGGACCGCGAGAACGTCAATTTCCTGGTCAAGATGCTCTCCCTGCCGGCGCAATGGCTCCGGGCCGGCGCCACGCTCACGCCGGAGTTTATCGGCCGCAACCCGATCCGCGATCAATGGAGCGCCTTCTGTTACTCGAGATATGGCTTCGTCCCGGGCTTCGACCTGGTCCGCGGGATCTTCTCGATGGTCAAGAAGGACCAGGCCTATTGGGATTTCAAGAAGGCCGGCGCCGATCACTCGATGCTCGTTTCGCTCGATCGGGACTATCTCCAGGACAATCTCGGGGATCTCCTGCAAAAGTACCCGATCCGCAACGTCATCAAAAACCCGATCAACGGGCTCCGGATGCTCTCCGAGCTTGGCGAGATGGGGACCCGGCTCGGCGAATTCAAGCGGGGCCTGGCGAAAGAGGCGCAACGGCGGCCGCTCGAGGAGAGCACGGCCGGAGAGCCGTCGAAGGGCGAGCTCGCCGAGGCCGCCTTCTCGGCCCGGGAAGTGACGCTCGACTTTGCCAGGATGGGCGCCAAGACGAAGGCGGCAAACGCGCTCATTGCCTTCTGGAACGCGCAACTCCAGGGGACCGACCGCTTCGTCCGGGCCTTCCAGGAAAACCCGCTCGGGACCTCGGTCCGCGTCGCCGCCTCGATCACGCTCCCGTCGGTCCTCCTGGCCATCGCGAACCATGACGACCCGCGTTACAAGGAGCTCCCGCAATGGCAGAAGGATCTTTTCTGGATCGTCATCACGGATAAAACGGTCTGGAGGATCCCCAAACCCTTCGAGCTCGGGATCCTGTTCGGATCGGTCCCGGAGAGGGTCACAAACTACATCCTCGACCAGGATCCCCACGCCTTCGACAAACTCGGCGATACGCTCCTCCGGGCCGCCTCGCCGGGCATGATCCCGACGGTCCAGGCGCCTTTCATCGAGAATTGGGCCAACCGATCCCTTTTCTTCGACCGGAACCTGGTCCCCATGAGCCGCGAGGATCTCCTTCCGGAATATCAATACTCCGACCACACGAGCGAAACGGCCAAGCTCTTGAGCTCGGTTGTTGGCCGCTTCCCGGGCCTCGATCAATGGAAGGCCGCGGCACCGGCCTACATCGAAAACCTGGTCTATGGATGGAGCGGCGGCCTGGGGCGCTACGCCCTCCAGATCGCCGACGCCGGTTTGAAGGCCGCCGGGGCCGTCGAGGAGAAATTCCAGAAGCCGGCGGCGACCCTGGCGGACATTCCTTTCGTCAAGGCCTTCGTCGTCCGCTACCCGTCGGCTCAGGCGGAGAGCATCCAACGCTTTTACGACAATTTCGACAAGGCCCTGGCCGTCAACAAGACGATCAAGGTCCTGATGGAAAAGGAGCAAAACCCGGAGGCCGCCGCGAAGCTCTGGCAGAGCTCCGGCATGGCGGATCTCCAGGGGATCCGGACGGCCCTCTCGAACGCTCACAACACGATCGACCTGGTCTATCGCAACCCGGACATGACGCCGGACGAGAAGCGCGAGCTCATAGATCAGATCTATATGCAGATGATCGCGATGGCGCAGAACGGGAACAAGCTCGCCGAGAGCTTCGAGAAGGCCCGGAAGGAGGAGGTCGAGCGCCAGAAAAACAGGGGAATCGTGAAGGAGAGGGCGCCGGCCTCGGTTGCCGTTCAACCCAGGACGCCGCCACCTCCGGGGCCGGAGAGCCGGCCGGTTCAATTCTAGGGCGGGGGGATGGACTTGAGCGCGAATTATGTCACCTGGCCGGAGCTTCTGGCCGCGGCGGGAGTGATCGGAACGATGAACATGGGGATTTTCGGATGGCTCTGGAAGCGGTCCCAGGCGATCGACGACCGCGTGACCTCGGCCTTCGAGGAGCTCGAGGACAAACAGGATAAAAACGTCTGTTTGCCTTCTCACGAAGCCTTCAACGCGACCAACCGGCGGATCGAGGCGACGCTCGCGGCCAACGGCGAGCGCCTGGTCAAAATCGAAACGTGCCTTGAATTCCTCGTGGAGGCGCTCCGGGAGCACAAGAAGGCTCACGAAAAAATTACAGGGGGGATCTGATGGCGGACTTCAACCTGGCGATCGAGGCGGTTATAGGATTCGAGGGCGGCTATTGGGACGACCCTCGAGGGGGGCCGACAAAGTACGGGATCACGCGGCCGACGCTCGAGGAGGCCAAGCGCCGCGGCCTGGTCCCCAGGGATCGGCAGATCCGGGACCTCACGGTTCCGGAGGCGAAAACGATCTATCGGGTCCTCTACTGGAACGAGGTCCGGGGCGACGAGATCCGAAATCAGGTCATTGCCGGCGAGCTCCTGGACACGGCCGTCAACTGCGGCCAGGGGACCGCGGTCAAGCTCGCGCAGAGGGCGCTTAATTTCCTGGGCGAGCACCTGGTCGAGGACGGGATCCTCGGGCCGAGGACCCTCGAGGCGCTCAACAAGTGGGGTTACAAGGACGGCCTGGCGCTGTTCAAGGCCATGAACGGCGAGCAATACGTCTACTACAAAGGGATCACCGGGATCACCTTCCCGGCCGGATGGATGAAACGGATCCAGGACTACAACCAACGGAGGGCCTGACATGGGGATTAAGGAAATTTTCGAAGGGATCACGAGCGGGGCGATCAACGGGCTTCTCGGGACCATTGCAGGCGCGATCGAGAGGATCTCGCTGATTATCAAGGGCGACATTTCTCCGGAGGCGAAGGCCGAGCTCGAGAAGATGAAACAGGATCTCGAGAGCAAGAAGGCCCTGGCCGAGGTCGAGATCGAGAAGGCCAGGCTTTCGGTCATGGTAGCCGAGGCCTCGAGCCCGGACAAGTGGACCTCAAGGGCGCGGCCCTCGTTCATGTACGTCATTTACATCTTGATCCTGGGATCATTGCCCTTCGCCGGCTTCACGGTCTACGACGAGGGCGCGGCGCTGAAATACGTCCAGGGCTTCCAGAATTGGCTCAATGCGATCCCGACCGAGCTCTATACCTTATTCGGCGCCGGCTATCTCGGATATGCCGGGCTCCGGACCTACGAGAAGAAAAAGGCCTGATAGGAGGGTTTGAACCATGACCGTTTCCACGACGACGAACCGCGCTCAATTCAACTGCAATGGCTCGACGACGTCCTTCCCGTTCACCTTCAAGTACCTTGCGGACTCGGATCTCCAGGTCTACCTCCACAACACGGTTACGGGGGCGACGACGCTCCTGACGCTGAACGTGGACTATGAGATCACTCCCGCTATTCCGGGGCCTGGGGGGACGCTCGACTTCCTGGGGACATACCTCGCCACGCCTCCAGGGAGTGATTATGTGTTGACGATCCTCCGATTCATCTTACGCACCCAGGAGGTCGACTTTCGGAACGGCGACGCCCTGGACGAGGAGAACATCGAGGGGATGGGCGACAAACTGACGATGATGGTCCAGGAGCTCGACAACAAGATGGCCCGGACGCTCGCCTTCCCGCCGACCTCCGGGATTTCGAATATCTCGGTCCCGGATCCGGTCGCGGGGGCCTTTCTCCGTTGGAACCTATCCGGCAACGGCCTGGAGAACGCGACCTATGTCGACCCGACCCTCATCACCATTTCGGATTATTGGAGGGCGGTCATTGACGGGGGCGATACCCTTCCCGAGGCCCTGACCGCAATGGGCCTGGACCCGTCCCTGGTGACGCTCACGCTCCCGGATAACGTGACGATCTCGGATTTCATCAAGACCCTCCTGGACGACAACGACGCGGCCGCGGCCCGGGCGACCTTGCAGATCCCGGCGGCCTCGGAGAGCGTCGCCGGCCTGGCCGAGCTTGCTACTCAGGCCGAAGTGGACGCGGGAACCGACGATGCACGAATCGTCACCCCGAAGAAACTTGCCGACTACGCAGAGCATCGCGGGATGAAGAACCTTCTCATCAACGGTTGTATGAGAGTTTGTCAGAGGGGTTCGCAGCCGCTTGATGTACAAACGCGTTATGGGCTTGACCGATGGAATGTCTTTTGGAGCTCGTCGGCGGGCGTTACTCCCGGCACACAGGAACGCCAATCGACAACCTATTTGGAAACCACAAGCTGCATGGCGCTAGCTGGACTCACCTGTACCGGAACGAACGTCATCTATGTCAATCAACGCATAGAGTCTGCAAATGCAAAGACGTTCCTCAACGGCGTCAATCACGGTAAGTGGAGCGGTCAGTTCAAGTTCTGGCATAACTTCGGCTCATCGGTGAATGTGTATCTCGTCGTCTATAGTGCAAATGCGGCAGACAACTTTAGTGCTATAACTGAGCGATATGTCTCGTCAGCGCAGTCTGTACCGACTTCAACATGGACATCCTTGAAGTTTGAGGGCATCGACATCCCGACGACTGATATGTATAACGGACTTCAGTTCTCCATCAAGATCGAAACCCCGGTCTGTTCTGGTAAGACAATCTATATCGGTGACGCTCAGTTTGAAATCGGCCCGAAATGCACGACGATAGAACGACGCCCCTATGGGTTGGAGCTTGCACTCTGTCAGCGGTACTACGAGAAGTCCTACGACTTGGATACTGTGCCGGGAACCGGAACCGCAGCGGGATGCGTTTTATTCACCGTTCCTTCTAATTCTGGTAGGGCTAATGTGCGGTTTCAGACTCGCAAGAGGGCCGCGCCCGCGCTCACCTATTACGCATCAAGTGATGGAGAGGTTTCAAAGTTCCATTGCAGTGACGGTACGAAATATGCCGGGTCTGTACTCTATCTTGGTGAAAACGGCTTCACCTTTGAGCCGACAGGAATCAGCGCGGGTTACGCCGCTAGTTTCCATTGGGTGTGTAGTGCAGAATTATAGGAGATTCATCTATGGCGTACAAACTAAGTAGATACAGCGGTGTCATCCGACTGAGGGATATGACGTACATACCTGACTGTCTCGACAACGTGGATTGGCAGGAGTATCTCGCCTGGAAGGCGGCCGGTAACACTCCCGAACCCGCCTTTACTCCCGAGGAGATCCAGGCCGAGGCTGCCGCGACGGCGGCCGAGGCGGAGAGGATCCAGGCCAGGGCGACCGATATCTCCGCGGCCCTCCCGGATTGGGCGACGGTCGTGGCGAGATTCGACCAGGGGACGGCGGCCCTGGCAAATGCGACGACGATCGCGGCCGTCAAGGCGGTCCTCCAGGGCTTGATCGACGTCAATAGGAAGCTCGCCCGGGTCGTCTATTGGCTCGCGAAGGACCGGGCCGACTGACAGGCAAAAAAGAAGGGAGCTCGCGGAAGGCGAGCTCCCTCGGGATCCCGAGGACGATATTCCCTAGAAGTGATAGGCCACGCCGGCCGTCACGGTGTAAAACCTGATCTCCTCCAAGTCATTGAAGCCGGCCCAATAGGCGCCCTCGAGGCCGATCGCGATATTGTCCGTGATAAAATAGTCAACGCCCAGGCCGACCTTTCCGCAGATATCGGTTTCGTCGTCCGAGCTCGAGGCGGAGGCCCCAGGGATGGAGGCCGAAACGTCTAGCGAGGCGTTCATGATTCCGCCGCCGACGACGAAGTAGGGCTTGACCTTCTGGAGATCGAAGGGCGTCAGCTTGAGGGCCAACGTCCAGGCCGTGACGTCGACCGTGGCCTCGCCGGACAGGGGCGTCCCTCCGACGCTCGTCGCGACATTCCACTCGAAACCGGGAAGGTAGTCCAGGGCGAGCTCGGCCGCGATGTAGCGGTTGAACTTGTAGCCGGCCTTCACGCTAAGGCCCCAGGTATCGTCAAAATCTGCCGAGAGGCCGGTTCCGGCGAGCGCCTGGTCCAGGTCGCCCGTATCGAAATCCTGTTTCGCGAAGGTCCCGCCGATTCCAAAATAAGGCCCACTATCGGCCGCCGGCGCCAGGCCGGGAACCAGGAGGAGGGCCGCCACGATTAAACCGATTACCGTTGACCATGTACCGCGCTTCTGCATCATACGAACTCCTCCTAAAGGTGTATTCCCCCCTCGAGGGGTGGGTGCATTTTGGGTGCAAACCGGGCCAGATTTGCCCGGATTTGCCGAGAAATAAAAAAAAGGGCTTTCGGCGAAGTACCGAAAACCCTTTGATTTATTGGTGGGCCGTGCGGGATTCGAACCCGCGACCAACGGATTAAAAGTACAACGCCGGAATCAATGATTCAAAGAACTTAGACCCTGCCTGGGTGCAAAGTGGGTGCAGACCCACAAGTTATCAACAGCTATTTCTTAGACGCGAAATATCCAAATATCACGGCGCCTATTACGAACACGAAGCCGAAAAAATAATCGCCGACCGTCACGGCGCCGCCTGTAAAGAGCCCGATGGCCGGAATGGCAAGCAGAACCGCTGCGATCCATAAAACAGTTTTCCCCATCATTCGAACCTTAATTTCTGCATTTCTCGAACAAGAACCTCCTCGAGAATGTGCGTGTAGATCTTCGTCGTCGAGATCTGCCGATGGCCGGCGATTTGCGCGACGACCTGGATCGGGATCCCGGAGGCGAGCATATAGGAAACGGCGCTGTGCCTCAGATCGTGGAGCCGGGCGTTGACGCCGCAAGCGACCGCGATCTCGTGGAACTTATGCGAAACCGTGTCCGGATGCCAGGCCGGGAACACGCGCCCGATATCCTTTCGGACGGGCTCCAGGGCCTCGACGGCCGCCGGCAACAGCGGGATCAGGCGCTCGCGGCCGCCCTTGCCGCGGACGATACAGGTCCGCCGGTCGAGCCGGACCCGGGGCCACTCCAGGCCGAGGCCCTCACGCCGGCGCGTCGCGGTCCAGAGGTAGAAGGTAAAGAGCCGCCAGAGCTCGACGTCCTTCTCCCGGGCCTTCGCCAGGATCTTCTTGATGTCCTCTGGCATGATGATTCGCAGGAGGTCGTGGTCGTCCTTCCGGTACATCTTCACTTTCGGCTTCTTCTTGATATAGCCCTTTTCCAAGGCGTAGGAGAGGGCGGCCTTGATATGGCGGAGGTAGCCGTCGATCGTGATCTCCGAGGCGCCCCGGGCCTTGCAGGCTCGCTTGAATTCCTCGAGCCGCTCCTCGGTGAGAGCCCGGAGCGGGAGCGATTTCCCGACGACGGCGGCCAGGAGATCCAGGGAGAGCTTGTCCTTCTTGACCGTATGGGGCGAGATCCCGTCGCGGCTCTCGACGTAGGCATCGGTGAATTCTCCGAGCGAGATCCGCTTCTCGTTCTCCAGGTGGACCAGGCGGCCCCGGAGCCACTCCTTTTCCATTTCCCGGAAAAGGGCGAGGGCCTTCGCCTGGTCTTTCGTGTTGAGGGACTTTTTCCGCCCTCTCCCGAATTCGACGTAGTAGACGCCGTTCTCCCTTTGAAAAAGCCTCATGGGCTTCTTCATAGACGAACCCCCCTCATGATTGCAAGGGCTTTCTCCCGGATGGTGGGGGCGAGCATCTGACCCTCTCGGTAGGCGTCGATCGAGGCCCGGTCGAAAATCCAGGAGCCGCGGCCGTCGTCGGGATCCGGGCAACCCTTGATCTTGCCCTCTTGCGCCAGGGCTTTAAGGCGCTTGATCCCGATCCCGGAATAGAACCCGGCCTCTCGGATCGTCAACCATCGTTTATCGCCGATTGTGCTGATCGTTTGCTTCGCTTCCATCTTTCTCGAAAATCCGGAATAGGTTTTCACCCTTCGAGATCCAGACGTCGATCTCGGGGGCATCCAGAGGGCCGCCGACGGCGTCCATGTGCGCGACGCCTCACTTCGGCCGGCCGCCCGTGTTGAGGCTGTATCGTTTCGACCCGGCCGGCCGGGGCCTCCGGTGCTCGGAGGCCTGGCCGCATGTTTGGAAATGGGTCCGATGGCGCTCCCGGTCGAAATACTCGTCGGCCAGGTCGCACGTTTCCGCGTCGACGGGGATCAATTTCCCCGTCGACGTCTTGAGAAACCGGATCGGCTTCTTACAGGTCTTGCAGAGCGTCGCCATGCGATCACCTACTTTCCGGCCACGGCGTCGATTGGGGACCAGGCCGGGCAACCCTCGCGCTTCTTGCATTGCTTGTTGCAGTACGAGGCAAGGAACGTGTTTCCGGCCGAATCGGGACACTCTCCCGGGGCCATTTCGAGATCCTGGTCGCTCTTTCCAGGAGGCGGCTCGGTCCCGCCGGCGCCCTGGCCCTGGGTCTTTTCCTGGGCCGGAGGAGGATCGGCCGGCTTCGCTGCCGGCGGCCTTCCTCGAGATCCTTTTACCTTGTTCTTGAGCTCCTCGACCTTCGAGAGGGCCTTCTCCTGGTCGGCGCCTTTGGTCGTCATGTAGTCCGCCCAGGTCGCCTCGCCGTCCTTGATCGCCCGGTAGATACCGCGGAGATCCTGGAGCTCGGCCGGCGTCAGGACGTCGGTCTTGTGTCCCAGGTAGGCCTCGAGATCCCGCGGCCGGATCCCGAGCTCGGCGAAGGCGTCGAGGATCTGCTTCTTCGCCGCGGCCGGATCCCGGGCGTCCTGGTTGCGGAGTGTCGCCCGGGCCGTGTCCAGGGCCTCGTCTACGATATCCGAGGGGATCAGGCGGAGGCCTTCGTTCCGGAGGGCCTTCGAGATCGCGGCGCTCACCTTGTTGTCGATCTCCTCGTCGGTCGCCCGGACGATGTAGACCTTGTCGCCGTTCGTGTTGACGCGCTCGGTCACGACCTCGCGGTCGTCGGCCTTGCGGCGCTCGACGGTTTTCGATACCTGGACCTCCTTCGAAAAGCTCGCGTTGGTTTCCAGGTCGATCGCCGTGATCTTCACGCGGCGGATCTTCTCGTCCTCGTGGACGACCTGGACGTCGGAGATGATGTTCGACCATTCGCGGAGCGCGAGCTCGGCGAAGCGGATCGAGGGGCCTTTGATCTGCCGGCCGGCGATGGGTTTCGAGAACTCGACCCGGGCCGCGAAGGCCGGCCGCTTGCAAGCCTCGAGGATCCGGACCCGGGCCTGGTCCTCGTTGCGGGGCCTCTGCATGGCCATGATGTAGGCGCTTTGGATCCGCGCCTTCGCTGTTTCCGCGGCGGCCACGGCGGCCGGGTCCGCGTAGATCTGAACCGCTCTCTCATTCTGCATATCGTGCTTCTCCTTTCAAAAAATAGGGCCGGAAGGGCCTGGTTTCGGAGCCGTTCTTGTAGAAGGGCGCCAGGTTGATCTCGGGATGCTTCTTTGCAAACGCCTTGACGTCGAAGGTCCGCCGGCCGGCCTGGGGGATCCAGTAGATCCGGGCGCCGGCTCCCTCGGCCGCGGCGGCCCCGGCCGCCTCCATCAATTTCATGAGCTCGGCCTGGGCCTCCTTCTCGAGGGCCTGGGCCTCGGTGAGGATCTCCTTCGCGTCCCGGAGCCGCTCGACGGCGGCGGCCCATTCCTCGCTTTCGATCGTGATGATCTTCTGCTTCGCGTCGGGGATCTCGACGGGCCGTGTCTCGGTCTTCTCGACGCCGGACCACTCGGCCGGCAGAAACTCCTCGGTCTGTACCAGGCGCCAGAATTCCGCTCCCTTCTCGTGGATCAGGTCGATGAGCTCCTGGTCCCTAGGAACGTCGAAGTAGATCATTTCCCAAAGCTCGGCATTGAACACGGCGAAGGCGCCCCACTCGTAGCCGGCGACGTCCATTTGATGTTGCAGTTGCACGAGGTAGTAGTAGGGCAAGCCCTCGCGCCGGCACTTCGCAAAGGTCCGGAGGCCCGGGCATTTGATCTCAAGCGCCCCGACGCCGAGCCCGACGCGGTCGCCGAATCTCACTTCGCCCTCGCCGACGATCCGGCGGTCCAGGTGCGCAAGCATCCAGTTGTAATTTTTGTGGCGGATCGTCTGATTCGAGCGCCAGAGCTTGCGTCCCGTCTTTTCCTGGTAGAGCTCCGCGGCGACGGCCTCGAGGACCTTTCCGCGCTTCATGGCCGGGCTCTCCTCGGGCTCCGGCCGGCGGCCTTTCTTGATCTCGAATAGATCCTCGGGCCGGGTCCAGGGCGACACGCCCAGGACGATCGGCATATCCGAGGAGCCCAGGCCGCTTTTCCTGGCTTCATGGTCGATGAAATTCTCCTGCATGGTTCCTCCTGTTAAAAGAGCGCGGCTTGCTTTGCGCAATGGAGATGGTCGATCCGGTACTCGGAACGGCCGCCGCCGAGCGGCTTCTCCAGGACGCCCAGGCCTTGCTCGCTGATTTTGGCCCGGATCTCGGAGATCCTGGCCGTGTAGTTTAGGGCATACTTCACGAGCTCCGCATTTGTTGCGGGACCCTCGCGGAGCCGCTCGAGGATCCGATAGTTTTGGGATTTCGGGTTAAACGGGTTTTTCATTAGCGTGATCGGTTCGATGTCCAGGTTGATGATGAGGTTTGGTGTCATCACATCCTCCCTTCATCCACGAAAAAGTCTCCCAGCCTGCAGTCGGGCCAGAACTGCCGATGGATGCAGAATCCCCACGGGTCTTTCCAGGCGCACCTCGGATCGCAGCGGTCGGGCAGCTCGTCAAAGACCTCGCGGTGGTAGTCCTCCACGGCGTGCTGCGTCTCAAGTTGCTCCTCGCGCCAGTGCTGGTCGGCATCTGCTGTCTGATAGGCGTTCATCTCGTTACCTCGTCGCCCAAATAAACAGGGCAAGTGCCGCAAGGATCATCAGCCCGTAGTATGCGCTAAGGATGGCTCTCATCGCTGTCCTCCAGGTTGAGCAGCATTACCCTTTGATCCTGATACCAGACCATGTCATTTGCCCGGTCAATCAGGCAGGCAACGTGAACCGGCTGGCCGTGGCACAGACCATCTCTATACGTCCCGGCGATGTGCATGAGGAAACACGCCTTGTCCTGGTTCGTCTTGCAGATAGGGCAGGTAGCTTGCTTCGGGAAGTGTTTGAACTTTCTCATCCCACCGCCTCCATCACGATCTGCAACGCGATAATGATAATCCACAGCGCCGGGGCCAGCAGCAGCCCGCACAGGGCAGCGAGGGCGATCTCGCCGTTGGACAGGTAGCTACTCACTCGCATGTCGGGCCTCCTTCCCCATGGCATCCTCGGCCGCGTAGATGTTCCTGAGCCGCAGGGCCTCGGCCCTCATCATGGTCAGGTGCCGCCTACACGTTTCGTGTCTGACGTTATCCCCCAGGGCGGGCGGTTTCAGCC